CCTACTTACAAAAAAGCCCATTGTGCTTGGTGATGAGTTTAGAAATCACTGCGCAAACAACAAACTGTTTAGACCTAAGACGCTACACCCAAACGTATGGGTTTCTGGCGTTAAAGCGCTCAAGACTCTTGGTTGGATTCACCCCATCGGTAAGGTTGAGCCGACTCAGTCGCACAATCACATGCCCTCAGTAACCCAATGGCACAGCATGATCTATGGCACAGACACCTGAAGCCAAGGTCAAGGCCAAGATCAAAAAAACCCTGAAAGACAACAACGTGTACTTTGCCATGCCCATCGGCACTGGCTACGGCAGTTCAGGAGTCCCCGACTTTCTTTGCTGTGTCAACGGAAACTTCCTTGCGATTGAAGCCAAGGCGGGTAAAGGTACGACCACAGCACTGCAAGACAAAAACATCCGAGAAATAAAAGAATCCGGCGGCATGGCCGTTGTGATTGCCGAAGAGCAACTCGAACTCGGATACTTAGAACAACTTATTCAATTGATGAGGAGCTAATGAACATCATCACGATTGACTTTGAGACAGCCTACGGCGGCGACCTTGGGTTCTCCAAGCAGACCACTGAGGAGTACATCCGTGACCCACGTTTCGAGGTTATTGGTGTTGCAGTACAGGTAGACGATGGTGAACCGGTGTGGTTCAGCGGTACACACTCAGCCATGTATCAATTTCTCCAAAAGTATGACTGGAAGAACTCCATAGCCTTAGCCCACAACGCACCATTTGATGGAGCAATTCTGAATTGGCAGTTTGGGATTACACCCAAGGGCTGGTTGGATACGTTGAGCATGGGGCGAGCGCTTCATGGTACGCAAGTGGGTGGAAGCCTAGCGGTGCTGGCACAGCACTACGGCATCGGGGTCAAGGGTGAACAGGTTAAGCAGTACATCAACTACTTTCGCAAGACTTTCACCAAGGATGAGTTAGCCGACTACGCAAGCTACTGCAAGAACGATGTGGCGCTAACGTGGGATTTGTATGGACACATGAGCCAAGGATTCCCTGCGGTTGAGCTACGCTTGATTGACCTGACTGTGCGGATGTTCACCGAGCCAGTGTTGCAGTTGGACAAGGAGATGCTGGAAGTTCACTTGGTTAAAGAGAAGCGCCGCAAGGAAGATTTGCTGGACAGCTTTGACAAAGACACTTTGATGAGCAACCCACAATTTGCTGACTTGCTTATATCGTTTGGGGTTACGCCGCCCATGAAGAAGAGTCCCGCTAATGGGAAACAGACCTACGCATTTGCCAAGAACGACGAAGAGTTCAAGGCCCTGTTGGAGCATGAGGATACTCGGGTACAAGCAGTAGTTGCGGCCCGGTTAGGTACGAAGTCAACCATTGAAGAGACGCGAACCGAGCGGTTCATCGGTATCGCCTCCCGAGGGCCAATGCCAGTTCCCCTACGCTACTACGCCGCCCACACAGGACGGTGGGGTGGTGACGACAAGATCAACTTGCAAAACTTGCAACGCACATCACCGCTCAAGAAATCTATCCTTGCGCCGTTTGGACACGTGATGATTGACTCGGACTCCTCGCAGATTGAAGCACGTACGCTGGCATGGTTAGCAGGTCAGGATGATTTGGTGGACGCATTTGAAAGGGGTGAGGATGTATACAAAATCATGGCAACAGCTATCTATGGCAAGGAGATCAATGCTATTACGAAGGATGAACGGTTTGTTGGTAAGACGACGATTCTTGGGGCTGGCTATGGTATGGGTGCGATTAAGTTTAGAGCGCAACTCAAAACTTTTGGAGTGGAGGTATCAGCGGATGAGGCAAAACGTATCATTGACACGTACCGCCGAACCTACCCATACATATCCGAGCTATGGAAAGCGGCGGCAAATGCCCTCCCCGCAATCATCCGTGAACAAACCACATCCTTTGGTCGGGGCGGCATCCTCAAAGTGGATGGGTCAGAGGGCATCTTGCTCCCCAATGGACTACGCTTGAAGTACCCCAACCTACGCCAAAAGATAGACGATGATGGCAAGACCGAACTTGTGTACGACACCAAGAAAGGCAAAGCTGTCATCCCCAACCGAATATACGGCGGCAAGGTGATTGAGAACGTATGCCAAGCACTTGCACGTATCGTGATAGGTGAGCAGATGTTGATGGTGGCCAAAAAGTATCGCGTGGTGATGACCGTCCATGACGCCATCGCTTGTATTGCACCGGAGGCCGAGGCTGAAACAGCTAAGGAGTACGTTGAATTGTGTATGCGTATCCGCCCGACGTGGGCATCTGAGCTACCCCTGAACTGTGAAGCAGGGTATGGGAGGAGTTATGGCGACTGTTAATAAACCACTTATCGACAAGTTTTTTGACCGTGTCACGTCCAATGAGTATGGGTTGCCAGTTGAGTTCCAACACAACGTACCGAAGAAGGATGTGCAAACATTTATTCTGTCGCCCGAAGTTGCGTTGAGCGCCGAAATGCTTGTGCGTTCTAAGTCTTTCAAGATGCCTAGCCTTACTGAATTGCGTATGCCGTACCCGCATACGGTGATCGAGTACCCGCTAACAGAAGACATTCGCAAGCTACGCCACAACGGACTCATCAATGGCATCGTTGAGATAATACGCATCGGCGCATACATCCGAGAAATTGAAAAGGGTGTGTTTACTTGTTTACCGTATTGGGAGTTCATTGACGGTCGCATTCAACATAGCTTCTTTACGTTTTTATTTGGTATGAACGCGATTGGTGCACTTAAAGTGTCTCTTAGCTCTAGGGTTAACGGAGACGATGCTGTTGATTGCAACATAATACCGTGCGTATCGTTCATCGTGGCCGCAGAAAAAGCGAAGGTTCCACCTGAGCGTTTTATGCAGTTATTTGAATCCCCTGAAACACATCAACACATTAGAGAAGCCGCCACAGAAATCCCATGTCTTATGTTTGCCTCTTATCTTTTGCTTAGCTGTAAGAGCGGGGTAGGTCGGACTAAGGTTCCCGCGCGGACACCACCCAAAGGCACAAAACTCGGCGGTAAAAAACAGAAGGCATACTCTGCTAGTGCGTACACATTGTTGCATTTGGAAGAGATTGAGAGCGCCACAACCGAGGGTGTTGTCAGTCGCCGTTCAGATATTTCAGCCCACTACGTGCGAGGCCACTTTAAACAACGCAAGAGCGGTATCTATTGGTGGAATTCATTTGTGCGTGGCAACGGGGAACCCCGTAAACGCGAAGCTTACTTGGTAGAGGAAACAGCATGAGTATTGTGTGGTCGTTTAGTAGCCTGAAAACATTTCAGCAGTGCCCCAAGAAGTACTATCACACCAAGATAGCCAAGGACGTTGTTGAGCCTGACACAACGGCAACGCTGTACGGCAAGACTGCACACACTGTGGCAGAGGAATACATTCGGGACGACAAGCCTATCCCCCCTGCGTTTGACTACATGCAAGACACATTAGACGTACTGAAGAATATTGAAGGAGAGAAGCTATGCGAAGTGAAGTTGGGCTTGACCAAGGACTTGGAGACTTGCGAATTCAGTGCTCCGAATGTTTGGTGGCATGGCATAGCCGATTTGGTAGTTATCAATCGGGAGAAGGGGCTTGCTTACTCAGCAGACTACAAGACGAGCAAGAGTGCGAGATATGCGGACGTAAAGCAACTCGATCTTGTGGCTTGTGGGCTTTTTGCCAAATTTCCGGAGATCAAGCGGGTGAAGTCCGCTTTGATTTTCACTGTTTCTAAAGAGTTTATTCAGGCTGAACATCACAGGGAAATGATGCCAAAGTACATAGAGAAGCCAGCAAAAGATGTTGCACGAATTGAGGCGGCGTTGGAAAATGGGGTGTGGAATCCAATCAGTGGCCCACTGTGCAAGTTCTGTGCAATTAAACAATGTGAGTACAACAGGAGTTAAAGATGCCCTACGTAAACAAACCCCGACCATACAAAAAAGAATACACGCAACAAGTCGCCCGAGGCGAACACGAAAACAGAATGGATAGACAACGTGCAAGAAACGAAATGGACAAGAAGGGCATTGACCGTACTGGAAAGGACATCGACCATGTGGTTCCCCTATCCAAAGGGGGTAGTAATGCTAAGGGAAATCTTAAGCTCAAAGCGCCGAGCGCCAATCGCTCATTTACCCGCAACTCAGACCACACGGTCAAAACCAACAAGCCAAAGAAAAAATGAGCGAGGAGCAAATGTGGTTAGTAGCGTTTGGGAGAGGCTGGGTTGATCGTACTGAAATCGAAAACTCAGGAGACACGCTATTTAGCTTGTATGTACTCCTAGCTAGAAGTTATCGCCTTGAGTACGATGTGGAAATGAATTTAGTAAAACTAAGAGAAGAAAATGAACATATCAGCGTATGAGTGGCCTCGTCCACCGGGGCTCACTCCATTTGAGCATCAGAAGGTTACATCAGAATTTCTTGTAAAAAACCCAAAGTCATTTTGCTTCAACGAGCAGGGTACAGGCAAGACAGCATCAGTGATTTGGGCAGTAGATTATTTGATGCAGTTAGGGTTAATCAAGCGTGTGTTAGTGATTTGTCCTTTGTCGATTATGAAATCGGCGTGGCAGCAGGATTTGTTTAAGTTTGCAATACACCGCACAGTATCCGTTGCACACGGCGCGGCTAAGAAACGTAAAGAGATCATCAATGCTGGGTCAGAGTTTGTCGTCATCAATTTTGATGGTGTTGGAATCGTTAAGAGTGAGTTGCTTAAGGGCGGCTTTGATTTGATCGTAGTAGACGAAGCGTCAGCTTATAAGAATGCTCAGACAGATCGTTGGAAAGACCTGCGCGACCTAACAAAAGTTATAAAGGGTTTGTGGATGTTGACCGGAACCCCCGCCGCTCAGTCGCCTGTGGATGCTTACGGATTGGCAAAGCTGATTAACCCGACCGGCATACCAATGTTCTATGGGCAGTTCAGAGATCAGGTGATGTACAAGGTCAGTGAGTTTAGATGGATACCGCGCCCCGAGGCCAAGCACATTGTTCACAAGGCACTTCAGCCAGCCATTCGGTTTGAGAAGAAGCAGTGTATTGACTTGCCTCCGGTGACGTATGTTGATCGTGATGCGCCAATGACTCCACAGCAGATGAGTTTTTACAAAACGCTGAAGTCTCAAATGTTGATCGAGGCCGACGGTGAAGAAATCTCTGCGGTCAATGCCGCCGTCAAGGTCAGCAAGCTACTGCAAATTGCATGTGGGTCAATCTACACCGACACTAAAGAAGTTGTGGACTTTGATGTGTCCAACCGCATGAATGTAGTACGTGAAGTGATTGATGAGAGCAGTAACAAGGTGCTGATATTTGTACCCTTTACACATACCATTGCTCTGCTAAAAGCACACTTGGTTAAGCACCACATAACCTGCGAAGTCATCAACGGCGAAGTGAGTGTTAACAGACGGTCAGACATTGTTCAGCGCTTCCAAACTAACCTTGAACCCAAAGTTCTCATCATCCAACCGCAAGCGGCATCTCACGGGCTTACCCTAACTGCCGCCGACACAATCATCTGGTACGCTCCCTGTACCAGCGTAGAAACATACCTCCAAGCCAACGCACGAATTGACCGTCCCGGTCAGGTCAACCCAATGACAGTCGTGCATATAAATGGCAGTCCGATAGAGTCAAGGATGTACAGCCTCTTGCGAGGCAACGTGAGTAATCACAACCAAATCATTGATCTGTACCGACAAGAAATAATTTCTGAAGGTACTTGACAATGTCAAGTTCTGTGATAAACTGAACCCCCAAACAAATGGAGCTAACTATGGACGCATTAGAAGTTCAGGACGAAGTCACCACTTCATCCTTACCCCTCGACAAACTTGCCGCTATCTATATCAAGATACGCGATGCCAAGGACAAACTCACAGCAGACTACAAACAGCAATACGCCAATCTAGAAGAACAAATGAGCGTACTTGAAGTTGAGATGCTTGAGACATGCAAAACAATGAATGCCGACAGCATTCGCACAAAAGCTGGCACGATCATCCGTTCAATAAAGTCACGGTATTGGACGAATGATTGGGATTCTATGTATCGTTTCATCAAAGACAACGATGCGTATGGCCTGCTGGAAAAGAGACTTCATCAGACACACATGAAAGAGTTTCTTTCCGAGAATCCCGACCTGCTTCCTATGGGCTTGAACGTAGAAAGCGAATACACCGTGGTTGTTAGACGTTCTAAGGAAAACTGAAAAATGAGCAACATTACTTTGTTAAACCAAGACCTCCCCGACTTCCTGCAAACCGCTGGTGTCAGTGAGCTTACAAAAAACCTCGCTGGTCGTACTGGCGTTAAACGTATTGTCCCCAAAAACGGAATCTTCCGCAAAGTTGTGGGCAGTGAAGAGATGGGTAAAGTCAAAGGCGACTTAAATGTTGTCGTTGTCAATGCCTCTCCTAAAGTTGGACGTATCTTTTACGTCAAGGCGTGGACTCCTGAAGCCGAGCCAAGTGCGCCTGATTGTTTCTCTAATGATGGCAATGTGCCTGATGCGGGTTCGACTAATGTTCAAGCCGAGCGTTGTGATTCATGCGAGCAAAACATCAAAGGTTCAGGCATGGGTAACTCCAAGGCTTGCCGCTATACACGCCGCATTGCTGTGACGTTGGAAGAAGACTTTGGTACTTCGCTTGAAGGTTCTGTGTACCAAATGAACTTGGCATCCAAGTCTTTGTTTGGCGACAGTGTCGGTGACAACACTCATCCCTTTGAAAGCTACACCAAGTACTTAGCTAACAATGGCAAGAGCTTGGACTACGTTGTTACACAGTTGAGCTTCAATGAAGACAACGACAACCAGTCTATTCTGTTCACGCCCATGCGCTTCATCAACAAGGCTGAGTACGCAGTGACAAGTAAGGTCGCCGCATTACCTGAAGTGCATAAGATGGTCACCATGACTCCGTACCAAGCCGACATGTCCGGTCGTACGCAGAAGTTGGAAGCACCGAAGGCCGAGGCCGCTAAGCCTGCGGCACTAGCCCCTGAAGCTGAAGCCGAGGAAGAAGCGCCAAAGAAGCGTGAGCCTAAGAAAGCCGCTGAAGTTACACCTACTGCCAAGAAGAGCCTTGCCTCTGTTGCGGCGGCATGGTCAACGGATGAGGAATAACGCATGTCCTATGGTTACAGCCAAAAGTTAGTTGACGCCAACTCAAAGGCCGATGCTGAATCTTTGGGCGTAGCCTTGGGCCGCTTCTGTATAGAGAAGGAGATTACCGCTACTGCCGTAGCGAAAGAACTTGGTGTGAGCCGCATGACGGTTTACAACTGGTTCTGGGGCGAGTTCGCCCCATCTCCTGCCTACTCTGCGCAGATAGAGCGTTTCATGGCACGACACAAAAAGCGCAAATAACAATGTCCACGTTCGATCTGCTTGACACCGTACTCCCAACGGAGGGACGGTACTGCGTGATTGGTATAGGGCGGTTCGCCGATCAGAGGTTTGCAGATACCAGAGAAGAAGCTGAAGAAATAATCCAAGAGTTTGTTGGCGACAAGGTTGATGCCTACTTTGCTTGCGCTAAGTTTGGTGAGGCAGATGACCGCACACACGACAACGCCAAGTACTTTCGCTCAGTGTGGATAGACATTGATTGCGGCCTGACCAAGGGTGTACCAAACGCTAAGGGGATTGTTGAAGGCTACCTTGACCAGCACATTGGGTTGGCCGAGTTCAAGAAGTTCTGCAAAGCAGTCGGCTTACCTCAACCAATCTTGGTGAATTCCGGCAACGGCATTCACGCCTACTGGCTACTTGAAGAAACGCTGTCCCGCAAAGAGTGGAACCCGTTAGCCAAGCGGCTTAAACAACTGTGCAAAGAGCACGGCTTGATTGTCGATGAGAGAGTGTTTGAGGCGTCGCGTGTTCTGCGCCCGATGAATTCGTTTAACTTCAAAGACCCCAGTAACCCCAAACCTGTGGAGATTTGGAACGAGAACTCGGCGAGGATTCCAGCCGAAAAGATGCGCGAGCTATTGGGCGCACCTGAACTTAAACCGGAGGAGGAAAAGCCTGACTTTGTGCCTTCGTCGATGAGTCCGATGATGGAAGCACTGATGGCCAACAAGGTCAAAAAGTTCAAGAACATCATGCTCAAAGCTGAGAACGGCTGTGCACAACTTAATTACTGCTTCACAAACCAAAACGAAGTTGACGAGCCACTGTGGATGTCAGCGTTGTCGATTCCAGCTTTCTGCGTAGATGGAGACAAAGCGGCACACAAGATGTCCGACCAGCACCTTGAGTATGACCCCGCCGAGGTAGACAACAAACTCAGGAACATACGCAAGCGCGGTGGCCCACACCACTGCACAACATTTGAAGAGCGCAACCCCGGTGGGTGTGATGGGTGTCCACACAAAGGCAAGATCACTTCACCTATTGTGTTAGGAATAGAAATAGAAGCGGCGGAAGAAGCCGACAACGAAGTCGTAGTTGAGACCGAGGCAGGAGAAACCAAATACCAAATACCTGAATATCCATTTCCGTTTTTCAGGGGTAAAAATGGAGGTGTGTATGTACGTTCAGGTGAAGAGGAAGAAGCCGAGCCAAAGCTGGTCTATGAGCACGACCTGTATGTAGTCAAGCGGATGAAAGACAAAGAGCTTGGAGAGATAGCACTGCTCAGACTTCACCTACCGCATGACGGCGTGAAAGAGTTTGCGGTCACAACTGCGGCGATTTCAGCGAAAGACGAGCTACGCAAGCAACTTGCGCAACAGGGCGTAATGGCACACCACAAGCAGTATGAAAACCTTGCTACGTATGTCGTTACATCAGTAAAAAATTTACAGTACACGAAGAAAGCAGAAACAATGAGAACACAATTTGGATGGGTTGAGAACGATAGCAAGTTCATCATGGGCAGTAAAGAGATCACCAAGGACGGTACGTTCTACAGCCCACCGTCATCAACAACTGAATTCTTTGCCGAGAAGATTCACGTCAAGGGCGACATGGACAAATGGAAAGAGGTGTTCAACCTGTACGCAATAAAGGGCATGGAGCCACATGCGTTTGGCGCACTGACAGCGTTTGGTTCACCGCTGATGAAGTTCACCGGACTCAAAGGCGCAATCATCAACGTGATCTACGAATTTGCTGGATCAGGAAAATCAACCATTCTGCGCATGTGCAACAGCGTGTACGGTATGCCGTATGAACTGATGGCTATTCAGAAAGATACGCTCAACGCCAAGATGACTCAACTGGGGGTAATGAACAGCTTACCCAACACCATTGACGAGATTACCAACATGAAGCCGGATGAATTTTCAGATTTGTCATACGGCATCAGCCAAGGCCGAGGCAAGAACCGCCAAAAAAGCCAAGAGAATTCTTTGAGGGTCAACAACGCATCTTGGCAAAACATGACATTGTGTTCGGCTAACGCCAGCTTTTACGAGAAGTTAACGGCGCTGAAGAATACTCCCGACGGTGAATCAGTGCGCTTGCTTGAGTACAAGATAGAGCCAAACGACTTGATCGGTGTAGCCAAAGGCAAGGAGATGTTCGATCACCAACTAAACAGTAATTACGGCCATGCTGGGGAAATTTACATTTCATGGTTGGTCAACAATCTAGAGGAAGCCATTGATCTGGTGCTGAAAGTCCAAGCCCGACTGGATAGAGAAGTTCAGTTCACCGCACGGGAACGCTTTTGGTCGGCTACCGCCGCTTGTAATATTGCTGGAGGCATCATTGCCAAACACCTTGGTCTGCACGACTTTGATATGCCAGCAGTCTATGAGTGGCTCAAAGGCATGTTGGGCGAAATGCGGCTTGATGTGAAGCCACCACAGTCAACTCCAATCCTTACACTTGGTGAGTTTCTAACCAGCCACAACCACAACACTTTGGTGGTTAACGGTGAAGTAGATTCCCGAAGTACTTTGTCGGCGTTACCAATTCAGGAACCGAGATTCGAGTTGCTGGTACGCTACGAGCCAGATACTCAACACGTTTACGTCGCGGCCAAACAATTCAAAGACTTCTGTATCAAGCAACAAGTCAATTACAAAAGCTTGCTCAAACAGTTGGGCGACCTTGGGGTATTTTCGGAAGCGTGTAATAAGCGCATGTCCAAGGGTATGAAGATTGTGTCCCCACCAATGCGTACCTTAAAGTTTGACGCATCGAAATCCGAGTTCCTACGCATCGACGTGATATTGGGTATTGATGAAGATAGAGACAGTCTCGTATCAGCTTGATTGGAGTAAGTTTCGAGTCGGCCAATCCGTATTTGTACCCTGCATTGACCATGTTGCGGCGCGAAAAACTTTGGCAGGCGCGACAAAAAGGCTAAAAATATCTACTGTTACAAAAGTAGTGATAGTGGATGGCGTAAAAGGGTTACGGATTTGGCGTGTCTGATGTAGACTAATGACATTGGCGAGCAGTTGCCATGTCTCCGGAAGTTAGCTCCTTCCAACCCCCCTTTCCCCCGCCTAGTGCGGGGGTTTTTTATTCCTTAGATTTTTTTATCGCCGCAAGTTCACGTTCAATGCGCTTCTCTAATTGTTCCAAGGCTGGGGAAGCCATAGCAGCATTTTTCTCAGTTATTTTGAACCCTAAGTAAGCCTCGGCTCTGGACTCTAAATCTTTTTCTATGGATTCTTCAAACTCGTCGGAGTCTACGTCAATCTCATAGTCTGGATGTTTCTTATTAAACGCATCAATTTTGGTTTCAATAAGTTTTTGGAACTGCGCATCGCCTTCTGGAGTACCCTTACGTATAGCTACTTTTGACGCGAGTATCAAACGGTCACGCTCAAAAATAGTACTCTGCTCAACGCCAGTCAGTTTAAAATTAACTTCGCTCATACGAGCAACTACAGCGGGACGGAATCCAATCATTTGCGCAAGGATACGTCCTGTGGATATTTTATCAGGGCTAAATACTACTTTGCCCTTAGAGTCCTTTATCCCCTCATCGGCCATCTTATGCGCCAAAATCAAATTACGAACCACCGCAGGAGACCCTTTTTCAAGCATTTTTTGATAATCCCCAACAGAATATGCGTCATACGCATCGGCAACAGAAAGCGCGACACTCGCGGTTGGCCCCATTTTTTCAAGTACGTACTGTTCTAATTCTTCACGTTCCGTTTTGGCTTCTTTGGTATCCCTACCAAACAAATCATTTATGCCGATACGCTCGGCAACAGCGGTGCCAGTCAAAGCATTGAGCGGGCCTGTGTCTAAGAGATCGCTAACAGCCGTGTCGCCAATAGTTACTTTGCCAAGTTTTTGGGGGAGAAACACATTACGAAACCACGCTGTTGAGTCTTTATCTTTAAATTCATCAAGCAAGTCTTCATCCTCATCTTGCATGTGTTTAAATGCCGCAGCAATAACGCCAAGGAACCCAAAAGGAAGCCCCGCTAAACCAGCAACGCTTCCGGCTGTCATGGTGATACCAAAGAATTTAATTGCCGCAGCTTTTTTGCCCTCTTTATTTAAGAGCGGCATCATTTTTATAAAGTTTGTGCAGAGTAACAGCGCAGTGTGCAATGGGAACATCTTGAACTGCAACGCTATTTTGCCAATACCCTGTTGCATGAAACGCGGGCGGTTGGTAATGTCGTAGTTAGCCAATGCTTCGTTCACATCGGAGACAGCCTGATTGATAGCGGCATCCTCTGTCAACCCACGCTTTACACCTAAACGATATGAAGCCAAAAACACAGCTTCGCGTGTCAAACGCTCAATGTTGTGCATTAAACCACCGACCAACATATCAGCCGCTTCTACACCAAGTTCTTTTGTCTTGCCCAATACTGTTGAAGCCTCGCGGGTAGGCTTATCCTTGTACCCATAAACTTCGGAAGCGTAAGTAGATTGCGTCACACCACGTTGCAACATTTCACGAATTGCAGCACGCTCGTGCTCAGGCAGGCTGGTGTTATTGGCAATACTTGGGGCAACCATTGAAGTTGTACCGTCAGCATTTTCCCGCAACACACTATATTGGTTCATCAACACAACCATTTTGCCAAGTTCTTTTGCAGCGGCGGACACGTTGTTGTGGTTTGCGCCTAATATGGGTAATCCCGCTATATAGATACTGGCCGGTTGAATCAACGCGGATGATGCTCCGGACAAGAACCAGAAATACGATACTTTGTTTGCAATTCCAGCAACCGCGTCAAAAAACCCTCCTTGATTGCCAGTCAACGCCAAGTTAACACGCCTTTGCGCTTCCTCAATAAACGGTGACAAGTTTGAGTTTGATTTAGCCGCATCTCGCGCAGCCGACAAAGAGTTACGAAGCAGTGGGGAGTACTTCAACTTGGCCAACTGCATCGAAGTTCTGGAAGCTGTAGTAGCCACATTACGAAGTACGTCGGTGCTAAAACCCGCACGGTCTTTACGGTGTATAAATTGACTACGGAAACTTTGTTCGGGCATAGTGTTAAGGTACACCTGATAGATAGCATCTTTTAAAGCATCTCTAGCATCACCCGAGCCAAACCCTTCCTTATCAATTGCGTCAAAGATTTGGGTCAAAAGTGCGCTGGAGTTTTGAGTTGCTGCACGTAGTGTGCCTACGTTTTCTCCGCTATCAAACCTACCTGTTCGGCGCAATTCTTCCAAAGACTCTCGGCGTTCTTCTGCAAATTCCGCTGCTCTTTGATCCCGTTCTCCAACAGTTTCAAACATATAAAACGCTTGCTTGGTATCTTTACCAACTTTTTCTTCTATACGAAGCCAGAAATCGCCACGGCGAACCAACGGGAAGTATGGACGGATACGTGCGCCGGTTTCAAATGCTGCGCGTAGAGTTTTAGTAAGATTCTTTTTACCCTCGGCACTCATGCCTTGGATACCTTGAATTTGTTGGTCAAGTAAATCCGTATACAGATCAATTATGTCTGCGTAGTATTGCTTGAGCATACGGTACATGCGTTGACCTTTTGGGCCAAGAGCTTTCCACTTTGCATCCAATGCAGGTATACGCTCTAAAGCTTTAGGGTCGGAAGGATCAACTCGTGCAAGCGTTGTCTCATACACAAAGTCTTCAAACTTAGCACGGAACTCTTTGGCGCTACGGAACAACGGGTTTAATTCTTTTTTCAACGAAACCAGAATCTTTTGCGCACCGGCTTGCAACGAGTTGGACATGCCCAGCATACTTTGTAGATGCGCCTCTACATCGTTCATAGACTTAATGCCCGACCACTTGGCCAAAAAAGTAAACGTAGGTAGGGTCACCAATGCTTGTATGGCAGGGTAAGTCATGTTCTGCCAATTACGTTTTACCAAAGCTTGAAGAACGCTTAATACTTTGCGCTCGTCACGGGCTCTTTGCATGTCTTCAATTGCCCCGCCTTCTTCGCCCTGCCGAGACATACGTACTTTTTCCGCCGCAATTAGGCCGTCTTCTTTCAACTCCTTAGCCGACCGTATTGGGTCACCAAATTCGTTTTCACCCTCGGACTTCAACTGCGATGAAACTTGCGCACCGCGTTGTTCCCCTTTAATTTCTTCCCGCATCAACGGTGTCATGCGCTCGGACAACATAGTGTCAGTAAGGGTTATTACATCAGCCAAGGCGCTGGTGTGCATTGCCCCCATGTTAAAAAACTGCCGCACATTGTTGACAAACCGAGTAAGCAACGGCTGTTTAATGTTCCCCTCGGTCTCCATCAAAAACTTTTGGAACGCAGGATCAGACATTGCATACGCAACAAATTCACGGGGGTCGTAAAAGATGCCGGAGCCAACCAATTCAATCATAGACTCAGGCAAAGTACCCGCTTCTTGCATGTCCGCCATGCGTTGTTGCGTCAGCCTTATTGTTTCTTTTAACCCCTTAAACGCTTTGGCCAAATCAGAATTACGGTCAAACCCGCTTCTGAGCGCCCAATCAGCCATGTCCATTTTCTTATTGAGCGCGGCGTGCAACATTTCGTGCAGCACGGTGATATTGTTTATGCCTTGGCTGGGGCCTCCAGTTGCTCCAAGAACAAAAACAAAGCGCTCGCCAGTAGACACAATCCGCAAGAACATTCCACGAGATGCCGCCCAATCAGCCTCTGCACCTGCTTCAGTAATCTGAGACGGCAACGGCGCTCCTTCTTCAAGCACCATAAATTTAACGTCTTTAACAAACGGCAGTAGACGTTGAGCTAAAAACTTTTGGAACGCATTACCTGTTTTGATGACGTGGCGCAGGGCTTGCTGACCAGTGGTCATACCATTAAATCTGGTGTCGGCTCGACCGACCTTTGTTTGTTTATCTGACTTAGATATTTGAGCAGCAATACCCTTCTTGACGTTCTCAAGTTCTTGCGCAGTGATGTTGGGGTTCTTGAGTAACTCGGCTACCCGCTTACCAAGCGTAGTTCCTTTAAGAGCGCGATCCAACAACACCAATGATTTGATTGTTTGGATTTTTTTAATGCGTTGGCTTTCTACGCCTTCTTGAAGTTCTGTATCACTGCCGTAGTTCTCAGCCTTTAAGTCGGTCAAAGAATCATTCAACGCAGCTTCAGCCGCAGCAACAGCCTTTACGTTTTGCTTGTAGTTCTTTGTCTGCTGTTTGCGGCGCTCATCTGAAGCAGCCTTTTGTTCGGGAGTCTGCCGAGCACCTTTTTTTGGCCCACGCTTGCCTTTGGGCGCTGTTGTTTCTTCTTCAGCAGGCAGAGTAGTTATATCCCCAACAATGTTTGCAACATCATCAGAAATCTCGGCTTCTTCGGCTATTACATCGTCGGTCTTGGCTTGTTCTGCGGTAAGTTCTTCTTGCAGCGCGGCTTGATCTTCGGGCGTCAGTTCGCCTTTAGTGGCGGCTTCTTGAGGCGGCGTTCTGACCATGTAATCTACACGGTCTTCAAACCCATTACGCGCATACCATTCTTTTAGTTGTTCTTGAGACAACCCACCCAGAGACGGGTCAAGCTGCGCGGCGGGTATAAGAACTAACGTCTTGCCGTTTTCATCTGCCCAATTTGTAATTGAGTTTAAAAGTTGTGTGCCAGCACCTTTATTTCTTTCTGCTACATCCATACCAGTAATAAAGGTAGCCCCAGCAAGGTCGGCTGATAAATTATTGTCTTCATCAAGGGTTTTAAACCCGGCAGATGCAATGGGGTTGCCCCCTTTTTCGGTCGCAGGTATAACCGCGCCCTGTTCATCTACTATCGGTGGTTTTGTTACTGCAACGGGCTGTACTGTTTCTCCCGTAGTAACTCCTGCAACATCTTGTCTAGTAGAAACCACTCCACTTGGCTCAGCGATTCCAGTTCCTGCGGCGGTGGTATCTGTATTGGGCTGTCCAGCCATTGGAACGCTAACTCCACTTGGCTCGGCAATAGTCTGTCTAACATTTTGTTCTCCCTGATTTTCTGCTTGTGCAAGCGCATCGGCCTTACGTTCCTCCATAATTTGAACAGGGGCAAGGTTCAAAGCCTCTTGTGGCGGTATGCCCTCGTCAATAAGCTCTTTTACTCGCTGCTCTATTTCATCTTCGGTAGGCTCAGTTACCAATTCAGAAATTATTTTTTTGCGCTCTTCAAGCACTTGCTTTGCCGCAATACGTTGTGCGCTATCCGCAGGTTGCCCGCTATCTAACAGACGTTTAACAATCTGTTCTAGCTTAGTTTTTTCTACGTCATCAAAAGGCCGAGGAAGTTTTTCGCCTTCAACGGGAGCAGCGGCCAATAGCGCGGCATCATCAAGTGTGGGTTCTATTTTAGAAGGGGGTTTGCCTTCAGATGCAAGAAATCCTTTTGATCGAGCAATTTGTTCAGCAGAAGGAATAAACGCCGCTTGCTCTTCCAACTTTGCGGATTCACGCAAGTTAGACCTAACGTCTAATGGGCCGGTTACCGTTTCGGCCAAGGCTTCCACTAGCACATCAACAGGTTTGTTGTCTCCTGTAGCTTTTTGTGCGGCAAATTCACCGCCAGCACCCCCGCCCATTTGCATAGAGAGTTCTTTGCTCCATGCAGCAACAGTAGCTTTCTTAGCCGCAGTTCCTGTTAACTTACCGGCAGCAATCAAGTCTTTCGCAGGTTTTAAAAACCGTCCGGCTAAACCCATAGTAATTGCGTCAAACCCACCAACAATCAAACCACGTTTTGCACCTTTATCTTTGATCTCCTCCATAATTTTGGGGTTGTTCAAAGCGTCAGAAATAGCATTGGGGTTAAGCAGATCAACACCCTTGTCTTGGAGCACGTCAGTTATAACCGAACCATACTCCATACCGCCGGAAGCCAACCCAGCCATAACAGCCCCGGCGGGGCCACCAACAATTAAACCGGGAGCCATCATAGGTAAAGACGTAATCACCGACTCAATCAACATAGTTGCCGTGGCGCGGGGGTTTGTGAACAAAGCTATCGCAGCGTCACCATAGGTTTCCGCCTTTCCAATTTCCTCCATCTGCGCCCGAGTTTCAGAGTCTGGCATTGCAGCGGCTCGGCGTTTTGCGTTTGAAGCAATGACTCGTCCGGCTTGGTCTGGTTTAATACCGCCTGTTTGGAGCAATAAGCCCGTAGCTGTATCCCCAAGATTTGCATCAACACGCTTAAATAAGTTAGCTGTACCTTCTAAATAACCGGGTTCTGGAGAAGCTTGGATAGTGCCAGTGGGGATTGCCTTACTTACTTTAGCCACTTCTGTTGGCGAAGCTTGTTTGAAATACTCGCTGCCGCGCTTTTGACCGTGCGCAATAATTTCGTTCCAAGGCACACCCATCTTGGTAAACGCATCTTTAAGCTCTGTTTGGTCTACGCCTTCTTCTAGCAAATTGACCGCATCGTCAAGAGCTTCACGTCTAGTTTTATATGGTGCAGGTTTGCTGTCGTCAATAGGTACAGCGGCAGAAGGTTTACGGCGCGGCACATACCCAGCCATACCTTCTGCGGTAGTGCCGGGTTGAAAAACGGGTTTAGGCGTGGATTCTTCTATCGGGGTAAAAGAAGAAAATTTAACTGGCGGCTGAACCGCCGTCTCTTCAATTGGAGTAAACGAAGTAAACGCAGCAGGTGTTTGTGGTTCAGCCTCTTCAATCGGGGTGAAGGAGGTAAAGTTTTGTGCCATATATTACCCGCTTATTTTTGTGCATACCCAATCAGTTTACCGTCTTTAAATACTTCATATCCTTTTCCTTGTACAAATTTTCCGGTGGTTGAACCGTCGGGTAATACTTGTTTAGGTGCAGCGGCGGCTTTTGCAGGTGCAGCAGCAGGTTTTGCAGCAGGCGCGGCATCAGTTGGTTTAACCATGTAGCCTTTAACATACGCCTCCCCTGCGGCTTCTTCTGATCCTCCAGCCTGTTCAACCATGTCTTTCCATTTTTTCTGGTTTCTAGCGTCACGAGAGTTTTTAAGCTTGTTAAGCGCCGCTCTTGCTTTATCAAGTGAAGCTGCTTCCGCAGACAATGCACCGGTGTCAGCTTTTTGTTGCTCAACATCAGCCTTATTGCCCGCAATGTTCGACGTGCTTGAGACAGTGCTTGTGACGTCTGACTTAGATGTGATGTCTTTTGTATTCTTAGCTACGTAAATTTCCATAGCCGCAATAGATTTCAAGCGTTTGTCGTATTGCTCAGGTGTCTCACCTTTTTCCATTGGCGTTGTAGCTTTAAGAACTTCCGCACGGTAATCTCTATTTTCAATGTCAAAATTGCGTGTTGCGGCTTTAGGTGGTCGGTTGGCGCGTTCTTGTGTTGCGGCAAGTATTCCCAATGCTTTGAGCTTTGCAATTCTTGCAGCTTCTGCGGCTTGTCTGTCTCGGCGAGACTCGGCAGTAAGTTGACGTGCATCGCCAACCATACCAATTTTCATCTTGTACTGCGCGTCTTCTAAGTTATTTTTCATGCTCATGAGCGCACGTTTTTCCGCACGGTCAGCTTGAAGAGCCTTGCCGTACATACCTGCAAACGCACCACCAGCGCCACCTAAACCACGAACAGCATTGTTGCCTTGGAGCATGGTAGGAATTGCAGCAATGGCTGCAAGACCTTTTTGCTGCCCCAAATCCGCGATCTGCTGTGTTTCCAGCCCAGCTATACGGTCAGCCTGAGCTTTATATGGGGCTGGGCCAGCCATAGACTCAACTTCACCGTAATTCTTGCGTGTTTCTGCTCGGCGCTGTTTATCCGTCATAGGCGCGGAAGCTTTTTCGTTCACCAACTCACCATAAAGCCTACGACCTTCATTTTTGTAAAAAGCATTATCTTCGGCGTTACCACTGCCGCCTTCATCGTCGTCGTTTAACTCAGCGTAGACTTCCCGCATCTTGTCATCAGTTACTAAACTTTCATCTTCACCAGCAAACGCAACAATGCCGCCATTAGCAGCCATCATTGTTTCTTGGCGATCTTCTGGGATTTGGTTAAACGCTGAACCAAGGCCACGATCAATAGAAGCTGATTGCGCTTGTATTGCATTTAGTTGAGCAATACGTTCATCAATTGCATTTGCGGTATCAACATCACGACGGGCAAGCGCGGCTTCTTTAGCCTGCATCAAAGCTTCTATACTGTATGTATCGTTAACAAGTTTGTCTTTGTTGTCTTGGCTTGTTACTGAACCCTCGTTACCAGCATAAGTTTTAACGTCGCCGCCTTCAGCAAACATACCCAGTTGTTTAGCGCCATATGCACCAAGACCCAATGCCCCAAGAGTTTGTAACCCGGAAGGGGGGGCTTGATACATAGACCTCGTTGATTGCTGACCCAAAGGCATACCACGCACCAAATCAGACATAAAGCCCAACTGTTGGTATGGGTAGTTCTTTTGGTTTTGGAAGTCTTGATACGCCATGTCTAACGGACGCTGGGCTTGCTGTTGCATCTGACCGCCGTACTGGTTCTGCAACTGATTGACTGCCACGCCTTGCTGAATACCTTGACGGAACTGATTTGAAGCTTGGTCAAACGCGGATTGCGCACCTCTGGCTTGGATGCCGCCAAGAGTTCCCATCAAACCACGTTCACGCTCTGCACGTTGAATAGCTTCACGCCCGCCACCAAAAGCACCTGCCTGTGTAGCCTGCGCTTGTTGCATGGTATTGCCAACTTGATAGTCACGGATTGCCCCACGCTTTTCAACGTCCACTACGTTCTGCATGTAGGGAGACATGTAGCCGCCAACATTCTCTTGAAACCCTCTTGGGCCTGCGTCCATGTTTGCAGCGCCTTGGAACGACTGCATTTGCATGGGAGAAAATCCAGCAATACGGTTTCCCCCGTACTGTTGGTATGGGTTTTGGCTAATGTCGGTAAGTGCCTCGCCTTTGGCTAGGGTACTCTGTGCGTATGGACGCGCCCACTCAGGCAACTCCATAGTTTGAGTTGTTTTATCTGGGGCTGGCGCACTTCCACCGCCACCGCCACCGCTGCCATATACACGACCACCAAGTTTTAAACGGGTGGCTGATTCACCAAAAGGTTCGCCTAGTGCTTCTAGTTGTCTGCGTGAGTAGTTCATACTGGCTCCGT